CCCCTCCTTGCCATCATCAACACTCCCTCACTGTCGGTGAAGGAAGTGGACGTTCAGTTTACGATGGAGGTGAAGAGCTCTACGAGTAGCAAGAACGTGACGGACAGTAAGGCTGACCTCACGGCTCATGCAAAGTACAACGCTGGGTTCTTTTCTTGCGATGTGACGGTTCACGGGTCGGTGGCCAACCACTCGGAGAAGAGCCGTAGCAGCGACAACAGTGCGAAGTACGACGTCAAGGTCGTAGCTCGTGACGACGGTCCCCCTGAGGGACTCATGAAGGTCCTAGACATGTTGAACGACGCTATTGCTCCGCGACCTGCATCTCCCGCCCCGTCCGGAGGATAGTGGCTTCTGTGTTTGCGGTGTAGCTCAGCAGGTAGAGCTGGGGACTGTTACTCCTCTGGTCGTAGGTTCGAGTCCTGCCGCCGCAGCCAAAGATAGGAGTTAGAGATGAAGAGTTTTTGGGAAGCGTTGTTGTTGGGCCTTGCTCTTGTCCGTAAGGATCGAGGGGAATAACTTGGCCATCCACTCTCGGCGCCTGCAGAGGACTCGGAAACAACGAGTTTGCTCCGCATGCGGCACAGTAATTCCTAGAGGGACGAAGTACTGGTCGAGGAACGGGTCTGTTACAGACGCCGAGGGTCGGACTTTCTATGGCTTTTTTAGTACTCACGTTGAGTGCGAACAAGTCATCAATTCGATGAAGCTTGGGCTAGACCCTGACAACGGTGTCATGTCTGTGCCTGGGTGGATCCCAGGAGCCGCGTCTTCTCCGGAAGAGCTCGACGGCTACAACGACATGGAGCCAAGCATCCAGGCTCGCTTTAGGCGCTGTCTTTCGCTAAAGAAGACTGAGCCGTACATCGAATACCGCTACTATGACAATGAGACAAAGCAACGGCATTCGTTCCGAGCTTCGGTTTCTTCCCTTACTCAGGTGCTAGATAAGAGCGCCTAAGGAGCTTGCAGTGGCAGACCCAATCATCACTCCGGACATGGCTAGGCGGCTAGCTATTCAGCAGCAACTCAAGTCTTCCTCCGCAGAGGGTCCGATGCTAGATGGCATGCGATCTTCCGAGCTGTTCCGCCAGGAAATGCCAGAGGGGCCGATGCTTAGCGGCGTTCCTGCAGAGGCCTTGTTTAAGCCATCAAACCCGTCTGCGGAAGGGCCGCTTCTAGACGGCATGGCTGCCGACCGTCTTTTTAGGCAGCCCGACCGACAGATTCAAATGACACCCTCTCGAGGCTACACGCCAGGAGAGGCGTTCATGCAAGGGGCTCAGCTTGGGGCGCGGGGTGGCAGCGTAATGGGTGCCGCAACCCGAGGAGCAGGGGTCGCTAATGCCAGAGAGATTGAGCGTCTTAATCGGGAGTTCATGATTGACCGGGCTAAGAGTCGCGCCAGACGCGGGTTGGGTGGGACTACCCTTGATGACGTCGGGCCGAACCTAGCCTACCACTTGTCAGAAGAGGGGAGATTGCGTGGGGGGCTAGGGAAGTACGTCCCCTACGGTGACGACTTTCCTTACTCGACACGGAGTCGGTTCGGGCTTGGGACCGAGGCGTACAACATGCAAGAGCCGGTGACCCTCAAAGACGGGTCTAAGGTGCTTGTCGATAACTCAGACTTAATGTCGCCAGACTGGATGCGTTACGAAGAAGAAATTCTAGCGAAGAGCCCGGCGATCCGACCTCCTGTTGAGTCCGTTCCTGGAAAGTCTATCCCTGCAGCAGATACGCGGATTGGTGCGACAGTCAGAACTGTAGACGGCATCCTCTTCACTAAGGCGGGACCAAACACTTGGATGGACAGTGCGGGGGACATGGTGATGACCGACGCTCTGATTGACGAGAGTCTCCCCGAGCCGTGGGAGAGAGACCCTGCAAGCAAGTTCCTTTCGTCCAGAGAATTTGAGCCAAGTTCTTCAAGCGCTCCACCCGTGCGGCGTGGGGGAATCCGCACTAGGGACATGGAAGATCTTGAATATTTGCTCGATTCGTCCGAGAGGTTAAAGAGGGCTCAGGTAAACCCGCAGTTTTCGGGAAGAGTGACGGGGACTGACTCTGGTTGGGTCGATAACCCTGTCTCTGACATTGATCTTCAGAAGTCTGGGATCAGCCGCGAGTTCTTGGACATTGACCGGCCAACCAGTTGGGCCAAGGATCGCTCTGACAGATCCTTTGCGGCAACTAAGGCGCGTGACACACTAGGACCCTTCGCCAACACAGGCCCATCGTTTGCAAACGAAGCGCCCGTTCCGTCGAAGATGTCCCGGCTTGGCTCTGCGATTAAGTCGGGAGCAAGAGAGGCGGTTCGTCCGGTAAACATTTTGAAGGACGCTATTGGCGGGGCGTCTGTCGGTGGGCTTTCCGCAATGGCCGGGAACCTAGCTGGTCGACCAGGCTCTGCTGGGTTAATCAACATTCCCCAGGACTCGCTGATTCAACAGCAGCTTCCCGAAGAGGGCGTAATGTCTCAGGCCGCGATGCTCCGAGCGATTGAGCAAGCAGCAGCCGAAAAGGAGCTTAGGCGACAGGCTTACATTGACGAGGTCAACGCTCGCTTTGGCGCAGGGACTTTGATGCCGGGAGCTAGGATTGAGGAAATCCGCGACCGACTTGGCCCAGTCCGTGGACTTGTAGACTAAGCCTAGGCCAGGGCCTCGAGGGTAGGAAGGAGGAAACCCACGAGGCCCATCGGCCCAAACTGTGCTGGACGTCGTCCGCGCAGACCTGGCGATGGTATCACTGAGATTGGTGCTCGCCAACACAGCTTGCCATCACTTAGTGTAGTCTTACGATTGTGTCAGCGCCAACGCGCAGACCTGAAGGAGAAAGCAATGAGTATCGGAGACATCAAGAAGATGACGGCTAAGGCTATCATCAAAGAATTGCCTGGGCTTTCGGACGAGGAGTTGGATGCCCTTTATGACGATGAGCTGGACGGAAAAGGCCGTAAGTCGCTTTTGAACGCGATTACTGCCCGTCGAGATGAGCTTAGGGAGTCTGGTTCGATTCCTTCTACAAGCCTTTCCATTACAGTTTCTCCGGTTAATTAGGGGGGCTTTGTAATGAGTGAAATGTCCCAAGCTACTAATGGAAAAACTTATCGTCAGCAGCGCACCCTAACGCTTGCCCAGCTAGACGCCTGCTTATCTAATTCGGAAGTTCAGGCTAGGTTTAAGCGCTATAGCGAAATTGGCCGTGGGGGCTATGAAGGGCCAATGGCCGAAACGGATGCCCTTGAAGAGGCTCTGATGGACGTTTACTGCGGGGCCAAGATGCGGGGCTTCCGGCTCTATCAGCAGTACGCGACAGGGGCTCATGTGACTCGCTTGAAGAGAGTCATGGCTGACACTATTAGCGGCACGGTTGTGGACATGTACGTTCCTGACCTTGTCGGCCTTCGCGCCAAGCTCCGGTCGACAAGCGACCTAGGGATGCTTTCTAAGATTCTTGTTGCAGAGCAGTCTGGGCGAAACGATGAAAACGAATGCCGCGCAGAGGCGGTAGATGTAATCGTTGCTCGGATTAAGGCTGTCCAAGACAACCAGAAGAAAGCTAGTGAGCGGTCTGGCCCCACTGCGGAAGAGCTCGCTGAAGTTACCAGCGCAACGTAGTGCCTAGAAAGTCAATGAGCCTGAAGCGCTCCCGAGAAATCGCGGAGCGCCTCACAACCACTGAAAAGTTCAAAGACTTCCCCTGGTTTTGTGAAAACTACCTAAGGGTCCTTAACCGTCCAGAGACCTCAATGCACGGCAAGGTCGGGGTGACGGTTCCGTTAAAGCTTAATCCAATTCAGTTGGATTTTTATGAGCGCCTAATGTCTGCTCGCAAGGCGGGTAAGCCTGGTCGTTTTATTGTTCTTAAGGCGCGGCGAATGGGTTTGAGCACAGTGACCCAGGCGTTGGCATTTCATCAGTGCCTGACAAATAGGGACCGTAGGGCTTTTGTTACGGCGGTAGATCGAATCACAACCAACAACGTCTTCTTGATGGCAAAGAAGATGTACGACAACCTCCCGAGCAAAGGCGCTGACGGGGGCAAGCCTAAGAAGTATGAGAACCCTGAAGAGTTGCTCGAGGCCTTAGATGAAAAGTCTGAGGTTCAAGACCTTCGGCCAGAGCTCCGTCGAAACAACGACAACGAGCTATGGATGACTCATCCACTAGACGAGACTGCTGGATTGAACTCAAGGTTTGAGGTGTCAGTCGCTGATGCGGTGCATTCGACTCGAGGTTTTGAGATTCACTACTTTCACGGCTCAGAGATTGCTTTCTGGAGCGATCCAGAGACTTTCATGCTCGGTCTTATGCAGACCATCTCAGACGACCCAGAGACGCTGGTTGTTCTTGAGTCGACTGCAAACGGAACTGGTGGTTATTTCCACCGGGAGTTCTGGAAGGCGTGGAAGGGAGAAGACTCTCGGGGCAGTAAGGTTGAAAGCGACTGGGAAGCAATCTTCTACCCGTGGCATTCAATGCCCAACTACGCAAGGAGTCTTCCGGAGGGCGTTTCTGCCTCTGACTTACTAGAGCGCTTTGATGAAGACTTAATGGGGATGATTCAAGAGTATGACCTGTCTCCAGAGCAGGCGTACTGGGCTTACAAGACGTGGATGGATAAGTGCCAGGGGGACTCT